GTTAATGAGCCGCATCGAATTTGAGCTTCAGTTTAGATACAGCCCAGAACTTGAGCTGTTGAATCCTGGAGCGCAGATTAGCGTCGCTGGTCGTTTGCTTGAGGTTCTGTCTAGCGCAGACCCAAAGGGCAAACGTCAGAACGTGGTGATCTACGCGGAGGATGTCAGATGATTGATCAATCTATTCGCAGCTACATCCTGGCTGATTCAAGCATCACTTCAAAGATAGCTACAAACGGCGTCTACCCCCAACGGCTACCACAAGAGGTCGACAAGCCTTGCATTGTTTATACAGTACAAGACGGAATCGAAAGCCTTGTTGCCGGGGGTGTTTCTGCCTTACGTCGTTATCAAGTTGATCTAACAGTTTTTGCAGAGAAGTACTCCGAGATGCGTGAGATAACTCAAGCACTCGTTGCTTCAATGAACGGACTGTCGACAACACAGAGTGGCGACTTAATCCAGGGATGCAGATGTCACAACATCGTCAACGATTTTGAAGAGACACTTCAACTTTACACATCAACTTTAGACTTAGTCTTAATTATTAAGGAGAGCTAGCTAATGGCAGCAATTCAAGCGCCCTTTACTGGGCAAGAAACTAAGCTGTACGCTAAATCGAGTAGTCACACACTCGCCAGCTTGGCTTCAGGTGACCTCGTAGGTGAAGTTCAAAATATCGGTGATATGGAACTTTCCGCGAACGTCATTGAAGTCGCCAAGTATGGATCGGCGTACAAAGGAAAACTGGTAGGTCAGAAAGACAGCGGCACAATCGACGTTGCTCTTAACTGGGTTCCAGATTCGTCAGCACAAGCAGCACAAGCACTTATGCAGTCGTCTTATTCATCTGGCGCGAAGGTTTACTTCGTCGTTGTATGGGCAGACGCAAGCACAGGTCTAGCTGCATGTGAATTCAGCGGATACATTCAAAGCTACAGCATCAGCCAACCACTGGAAGATGTAGTCACCGTAAACGTTAGCATCAACATTGATGGCGCGGTTACATTCGACACCGACGGTACTTTGTAAAAATATAGCGGGACACTCTTCACCGGGTGTCTCGTTTTTTTTAAGCAGGAGAGAACAAATGGCATTAAGTAGAGATCAGATTTTAGGTGCAGTTGACTTTAACTTCGTTGACGTAGAGGTCAAAGAATGGGGAGGGAGTGTCCGACTAAGAGGACTGTCAGCAGCAGAGCGTGATGAGTTTGAGGCTAGCCTAGGTGTTAGCCAAGACCTTGTAAACATGCGTGCAAGACTTGTAGTGAACTGTCTGGTAGATGAAAACGGCGACAAGTTGTTTAAGTCTAGCGAGGCAAAAGACCTTGGTAAGAAAAATGGCCTAGTTATAAACAGGTTATTTGATGAAGTCAGAAAGCTGTCAGGCATGGCCGACGAAGACTTAGGCATTGCCGAGGGAAACTAAAAGACCCAGTGCGGCGATTTAAGTTTCGCCTGGCACTCGCATTGGGTATGACAGTCAGACAACTAGAGACGCAGATAGAAAGTGCTGAGTTGATGGAGTGGATGGTGTTCTTTGGTCTGGAACCTTGGGGCTCCGTCCGGGAAGACTACAGGGCTGGGCTTATTGCTTCGACGTTGGTTAACGTCAATGGTGGTAAGAAAAGCGGCAAGCCAGCCCAACCTAATGACTTCTTTGCGTTATACAGCCGACACAGTAATAGACGCCAAAGCAATCAACAACAAATGAACATATTTAAACGTATCGCGGAGTTACAGAATGGCTAATGATTTCACGGTACGAGTTCGCAATGGAAAAATATACAACGAGTTCACGGTTGAGGGTTTGCGGGACATAGAAAAAGAATTCTTGCGGATGGATAAAGAGCTTCGGACAGAAGAGGGCAAATCCGCTATGACGTCGACCATGAAACCTGTGATGGCAAACGTCAAAGGTAATATCCGACGCCAGGACTTAACAGACACAGAGTCACTACTGAGGTCAGGAAGAGTAACCAACGGTCATGTTAAGCCGCAAGACCTTGTGTGTGACGTCCGTTTTGGAACAGACAAACGTGGAAAGTATAAGCGTAACGCTCGGGCTACAGCTAACAAGGCCGGTGATAGAAAACCTGCATACGCTCTACAAAACGAATTTGGCACGAAGTCTGGCAGATTTGGCCCGACTAAAGAAAGACCGTTTATGCGTCCAGCCTTCGACGGCAAAGAAACGCAGATAGCAGAGCGACTAAAACAACGACTAAAGAACCGCATCATTCGCTTTAAATTACCGTAGGAGTTTACGACATGGCAACAGCAGTATTAAGAACGTTAGCGGTACGCTTGCGAATGAACTCAGCGGCTTTTCGTAAAGACATTGACCAAGTAGACAAGCGATTTAAGAAAATGTCGTCGAGCATGCGTCGTAGCGCAAACCAGTTTCAAAACACTATTGGTCAGCTTGGCGTAACTATCGCTAGTGGCTTCGGTATGGCAGCGGTCGCCAATGCTGCTGACGAGATGACTAACCTACGCAACAAGATGAAAGCGACATTTGAAACAAGTCGAGAAGTCGCTATCGGCATGAACCAGATTCGAGCTATTGCTAAATCGTCACGTTCTGACTTGGCGTCTGTCGGTACTCTCTATCAACGTATAGCAGTATCGACCAAGCACCTGGGCACAACTCAAAAAGAAGTCGCGCAGGTTACTGAAGTTATAACTAACTCTTTCTTAATGTCGGGGACAACAGCATCTGAAGCGGCTAACTCAGCTCGTCAGTTCGCGCAGGGATTGGCATCAGGCGCACTAAGGGGCGACGAATTTCGAAGCGTCAGTGAAAACAACGTAGTACTCACAAACATGCTTGCGGACGGCCTTAACATGACTGTTGGGGAACTGCGTAAGTTTAGCCAAGAAGGTGGCCTAACGGCAGAGCGGATTCTCCCAATCCTAACAGGAGAGCTGGATAACACTAGGGTCGCTATTTCAAACATGGACGTAACGCTTAGTCAGGCGCGTGTTCTGTTCGCTAACTCATTTACCGAGATGGTCGACCGCGTAAACACAACCTTTGGCGCAACAAACAAGCTGGCCGTTATAATAAAGACGCTGTCAGAAAACATTCATATTGTTGCCGTTGCTGCTGCTGGGTTAGCTGCGATACTTCTGACGCAGGTCGTTAAAGGGTTTCTCGCATGGATAGCTGTGTCAGTAATGGCCGCAATAACTACAACAGTCAGTGTAATTTCTTCTATAGTTAGTCTCACCTTTGCTTTAGGTAAAGGACTAGTAAAAGGGCTAGCTATGGCGACCGTTGGGATGCTAAGGCTTAGTGCCGCGATGATGATGAACCCAATTGGCGCGATTGTAGCTGCTGTTGTTGGCCTTGGCGCGGCTCTTGTTTACGCGCAAGAACGGTTTGCAATATTCGAGAATTCTTTTGTAATTTTTGACAAGCTCCAAAAGGTTGCTGGTGCGGCGCTGGACAGTATGAAGTTGTCTTTTGAGGCGGCTTTACTCAAAGGAGAAATGTTTTTCGCGGGTATTAGAGAAAAGCTGGCTGGCGTGTTAAAAGATTTAGGAGCAGACAAGCTATCAGATGCCCTTATGCCTGACGAAGGCGTAGCCGCGCTTGAGACAAAGTTGTCTGCCATTGCTACGCAAACCGAAGCTGCCAGTGCGCGAATGAAAGCCGCACTCGCTGAACCTTTTAATTTTATAAGCGGTGATGACGGTGCCTCCCCAGTAGACGCAATCAAAGCTAAAGTCGCTGAAATGATGGCTGCGCTTGGCGTCGGTGATATGGGTGGTATGTTTGCTGGCATCGTAGAAAGCTTTAACGGTATGGGCGACAGCGTCATGACCAAGATGGCCGAGATGTTCCCTGGCTTAGTTCAGTTCTGGAACGCACTCAAAGGCGGGAACGCTGATCCGGTCGACGCAAAACCGGGAGAGGAAGACGGCCCTATGTCCTGGGCTGACCGTTGGGCAGCGGCGTTGGAGAAGTTTAAAGAAGCTTGGACGTCCTTGAAGGTGAGCGTAACCGCTACTGTCGAAAAGCTAATGGAAAAATATAAGTCCCTTGATGATATCTTAATGGCCGGAGCGCAGAAGTCTAAAAAGATTGCTGCAATACGTCGTGCGCTTTTGCTTAAAGAGGCCATCATGCAGGGTAAAGCTGCAATCATGAAAGCATGGAACTCCGCTACCTTCCCCGCCAACCTCCCTGCTGTAGCTATTACAACTGCTCAGACAGGCCTGGTCATCCGAGACATTATGAAAGGTCAGGCCCACGACGGAATGGACTCGTTACCTTCGACGGGCACCTATATGCTTGAGAAAGGTGAGCGAGTTTTGTCCACAAGAGCCAACAGAGACTTGACACAATTCCTAGCAAATAACGGTCAAGCGAGTAAAATGAGAGGGCCGGAATCGGTCACACTTGAAGTGAATGGTGTCGCTGATCCTGACCTGGTCGTTAACGCTTTAGCCTCACGCCGGGGCGAACTCGAAGCGATGATCAGATCGATTAGCGCAGAGAATGTACGTCTAGCCCCCTTCTAGGAGTATCACATGATTACTATCCCTAACAGCGTTAGTACGGCACTTGAGGCCAGCACATACAGGACTTCACTGCTGGTGCATCTTCCTGGAGTTGGCTTCAAGATTACTGATAATCATAAGCCTATCACCTACGCAGGAACGACCTACACGACTTCGGACGAAATTGTTTTAAAGACTAGCAACGTTAGTCGAACATCAGACATTGCCGCTAACAGCTACACGATAACTTTCGCTGGTGCAGATAAATCTGCGTACCAGGAATATACAAACAGCGGCGCTGACTACGTCAGACATGTCGGTAAAACCGGGACGTTGTATCTTGCTTTTTTAGACGACAACTATGAGCTGCTCGATTCAACCAGTGTGCTTGAACTTTACACCGGGGTAGTCGACACCTGGGAGCTGAGTGAATCAAATTCTACCAGTGAATTCTCGGTCAAGCTCGCGAGCCATTGGGCGACGTTTGAAGTAACCAACGGTCGTTTTACCAACAGCAGCAGCCAACAAGAATACTATCCCGACGACGAAATCTTTAAGTATTCTCATCAAGAAAAACTGCCAATTAAGTGGGGTAGTTAAGTATGGTATTTAGCATAATTGCAGCCGTTATTGCGGTTGTTGCTTCCGCTGGTGTCTATTACCAGCAAAAAAGGATGGAAGCCCAGGCAAAAAAGCAAGCTCAAGAAGCCAAGGCTGTCCAGGTCAGTGGTCACGACAGTAACCGGGGACTGTACACCGTCTACGGAACAGCGTTAGTTGGCTCTACAGTCGTTTGGAAAACGGTGACGCCTAAAGAAGCCCGAATGACTCAAACAGGTTTCACAACACTCTCACGAGCAACAACAGCACAGCTAGAAATAAACAAAGATCACGGCCCCAATCGTTTTCTTTACCGCGCTGTGACGCTGTGTAACGGCCCCATCACCTCGGTCACTAATGTGACGGTCGATGACGAAGGCTACATGTCTACTCGCTTTGGCGGTCACAATCTCCACTTTGCCACTACATACAGCAAAGGCCCGGCGGCTGGTCAGAACTTTTCCGCACTAAGGACAGCGTACTCATCAGCCTTCGCTTCATGGGGCAGCACGGCAGTCGGTAACGGCGTCGCTTACGCAGTCGAGCGGCTGTTCCTCGATCCCGATAACTCGGCTTATCAGGGCGAGCCGCAAACACGGTATCGCGTCCAGGGCCGCGCTCTGTACGATCCTCGAAAAGATTCTACTAGCAGCGCCTATGACTCAAGCCTAGGTACAAGTACTCACCGAGCAGCCACAGCAACAACATGGGAATACTCCGCTAATCCTGTTTTGGCCCTCCTCGATTACCTTCTAAACGAAGAGTACGGCCGGGGCTTAGACATCTCTACGATAGACATAGACAGTATCGCCGTTTCCGCAGACAAGTGTGATGTGTTAGTTGATGTGCCAGCACGTCTTACTAACCAAACTGGCAGCAATTTGACTCAGTACGATCCTGAAACGGGGTTAACTTACGTCACTACGCCACTAGGCAACATTCCTATTTATCGTCCAGAGCAAGAGTCCACTGGTAGTCAGGCCAACAAACAGAAACGCTTTAGTATCAACCTGGCGCTTGATCCTTCGAAAGAAGTTTTAGACAACATTCAGGAAATTCTAAATGTCTTTCGCGGTAACCTAAGTTACGCCAACGGTAAGTACTTTGTTCATATGGCTGACGTCGCGTCTCCTGTTCTCACGCTAGGAGACGACGACATTATCGGGGGTCTCAAGGTCGCTAACGGTGATCGGTCTCAGCGGATGAACCGGGCGACTATTAAATTTATAAACGAAAACAAACAGAGCAAAACAGATCAGGTAAGCTGGCCTAGTCTCGATAGTGATGAAGACGGCGGTCGATACGCGACGTATTTAGCTGAAGATGAAGACGAAAAGCTTCACCGGACGTTCACCATCAAAGGTTGCACCGACTATTATCAAGCTCAAGACACTGCTGAGTATCTTGTCCGAGACAGTCGATCTAATTTAACTGTGAGCGGCACATTCAGCAGTCGTTGCTTTGGCTTAGTGCCGGGTGACGTTATTGCGTTGACTTACGACAGCTCTGGCTTTAGCGGTAAGTACTTCCGCGTCATCCAAACTAGCGTTGACCTGCTAAAGATGACGGTACAGCTCCAGCTTAAAGAATATGATAGTTCCGTCTATACTTGGAATGCTTCCCGAGCCAACGAGCCGATTGGTTTAAGCTGGCAAGAAGAAGTAGTAAACGCCGTACCGACTAGTTTAACAATTGGCACCATAGCCACAAACACCAGGACAAGAGCCGACGGCTCAACAGCAATTACACTGACCATTCCGTTCTCTGACGTACCTGATTCAGCACAGCACGTTGAAGTAAGCTGGGCTATCAACGGCACTACCGAGTACAACACACAACTTATATTAGATACCGAAAACCAAACGCAGACAGAAGTAGCGATTGAACGCGATAGTCAGACTTACCAGGTGCGTTTGCGGTATTTCGTGACAAACAGCTTCGGCACATCAATGCCTTCCGCGTATGTCACGACAACGCACGTTGTGCCAACTTTGACCGGCACAAAACTAGACGGCGTAGAAACAGGCGCAACAGTCGGTGCCCAGATTGGTGTCGACCT